GGAGCGCCCGTTCTACGAGCCGTCGAAGCGCCGCCTCACCTGGCCCAACGGCGCCATCGCGACGCTCTTCTCGGCCGACGAGCCCGAGCGCTTGCGCGGGCCGCAATTCGATCTCGCCTGGTGCGACGAGCTGGCAGCGTGGCGCTATCCCGCCGCTTGGGACATGCTGATGATGGGCTTGCGGCTCGGCGGCAATCCCCGCGTCGTCGCGACGACGACGCCCAAACCCGTGCCGCTGATCCGCGCGCTGTTGGCGACGCCCGATTGCACCGTCACCCGCGGCAGCACGCGCGACAATGCCGACAATCTCGCGCCGGCCTTTCTCAAGGCGATCCTCACCCAATATGAGGGCACGCGGCTCGGCCGGCAGGAGATCGAGGCCGAGCTGCTCGAAGACGTGCCGGGCGCGCTCTGGACGCGGGACTCGATCGAGCGCGCGCGGATCGCGGCGGCGCCGGCGCTGCGCCGCGTCGTCGTCGCCATCGATCCCGCGGCATCGAGCGCGGCGGGTGCCGACGAAACCGGCATCGTCGTCGCCGGCCTCGGCGAGGACGGGCATGGCTATGTGCTCGACGATCGCTCGGGTCGCCTCCGGCCGCATGATTGGGCGGCGCGGGCGATCGCGGCGTTTCACGCGCATCGCGCCGACCGCATCGTCGCCGAGGTCAACAATGGCGGCGAGATGGTGGAAGCGACGCTGCGGATGCTGGATGCGTCGGTGCCTTACAAGCCGGTCCATGCCTCGCGCGGCAAGATGCTGCGCGCGGAGCCGGTTGCGGCGCTTTACGAGCGGGGCCGGGTTCATCACCTCGGCGCTTTCCCGGCGCTCGAGGATCAAATGTGCGTCTTTGCCGGCGCAACGGGCGGAGCCTCGCCCGACCGGCTCGACGCGCTGGTCTGGGCGCTGACCGAGCTGATGGTCGAGCGCCAGAGCGGGCTTCTCGATTACTACCGCCAAATCGCCCTCGGCGCCTGAGCCCGCTCTCGCCGCTTTCACCGTTCCGGAGCAGTCGATGCAGGAAGGCTTCATCGCGCGGCTGGCGCGCGGGCTCGGCTATGCCGTCTCGGGCGGCGAGGCCGCAAGCTGGTTCGGGCCGCAAGCGCCGCTGCCGCCCGCCGCGCCGCCGGAGGTTGCCGGCCGGCAATTCGACTATCCCTTCGGCTTCAACCTCGCGGTCACGCCGCGCAATCACGAGCCGACCGGCTTTGCCGAGCTGCGCGGACTTGCCGACAGCTACGACCTGCTGCGCTGCGTCATCGAGACGCGCAAGGATCAGGTCGAGCGCCTGACCTGGCATATCCGCAAGCGCCCAGCGCTTAGGGTGCAGGCCTCCGACGCGGCGCGCATCGCCGCGCTCGCGGGCTTCTTCGCGCGGCCGGATAAGCTTCATGCTTGGCCGACTTGGCTTCGGATGCTCTTGGAAGACCTCTTGGTGATCGACGCGCCGACGCTTTATCTGCGGCGCGCGCGCGGCGGCGCGCTCTGGGCGCTCGAAGTGCTCGACGGCGCGACGATCAAGCGGCTGATCGATCCCTGGGGCCGCACGCCGGCGCCGCCCGATCCCGCCTATCAGCAGATTCTCAAAGGCGTGCCCGCGGTCGATTACACGGCGGAGGAGCTCATCTATGCGCCGCGCAATTGCCGCGCCCACAAGGCCTATGGCTTCTCGCCGGTCGAGCAGGTGCAGATGTCGGTCAACATCGCGCTGCGCCGGCAAATCTATCAACTGCAATACTACACCGAGGGCAACATCCCCGAGGCGCTGATCGGCGTGCCGGATAGTTGGAATCCGGATCAGATCCGGCAATTCCAATCCTATTGGGACGCGCTCAACGCCGGCGACACGGCGGAGCGCCGGCACGCGAAATTCGTGCCCGGCGGGGTCGCCAAGACCTTCATCCCGACGCGCGAGCCGGCGATGAAGGACGTATTCGACGAATGGCTCGCGCGGGTCATCTGCTTTGCCTTCTCGATCCCGCCTTCGGCGCTGGTCGCGCAAGTGAACCGCGCGACCGCGGAGACGGCGCAGGATACGGCGCTGTCGGAAGGCCTCGCGCCGCTGCAGCTTTGGGTGAAGCAGCTGATCGATCAGGTGATCGCGAGCGAGTTCCAAGCGCCCGATCTCGAATTCGCTTGGGACGAGGACCGCGCGGTCGATCCCTCCGATGTGGCGCGGATCGCCGCGTCCTATGTCGCGGCCGGGATCAAGAGCGTCAACGAGGTGCGGGCGGAGCTGGGGCTCGCACCGCTCCCGGGCGGCGATCTTCCGGCGGGGCCGAAGGCGCCCTCCGGCAACGACGCAGCGTCAGGCACGCCGAGCACCGACAAGCTGCTGCGCTCCAACCACAATCACTACGGGCTAGGCGAGCGCGGCGGGCAATTCGCGCCGAAAGGCGAGGGCGGCGCGGGCGCGGACAGCGACCAGATCGCGACGGATGCGCAGGTCGCTCAAGGGAATGAAGGCGCGGAGGAGCCCGTTCTCGGCTTGCCCGCTGCACGCGTTATTGTCCAACGGGCAATAGCTCAACACAGGATATCACCGGAGGAAGGGAGCGACATGCTTGCCGGCGTTCAGGCAGGTGAGGCGGCTCAACTAAAGCGTCTCAATGCACTCACACGCGGCATCGCAAGGATTCCTCCTGATTGGAAGGCGGATGAGGCCGATCGCGAGGCTGGCGTTCTTTATCGAAATCCAGCCGATCCGAAATATGATAACGTGCGGATCATGCCAGGAGACCCGCAAAGGTCCAATCCGGCACAACGAGACCCCTATGTTATCGACCCAAAAAGTGGAAAATTCCTGACGACAGACGGCACTCGGGTCCAAGGTGGGAATCGACCCGAAGTGCATATTCCGCTTCAGAACTATCGGTTCGATCAAAGGTGACCGGATGACAGCTCCACCAATAACGACTGAGCGATGGTTGGAAATCGTCAAATATGAGCTCGATCGAATAGCGGATCGGGATTATCAGGAGCGGGCGTGGTTCAATCGCAGCGCAGAAGTGTCATCGCCCACAGAAATGATATGTATGTTGCTCGACACCTATAGTTTCGCGGAGGGCTCTCAAGAGCCTTATCTCGAAATTTCCGACGCCCAAAGAGCAGCATGCCTACGCTTTGCCAATTTGTTGAAAGCATTCTCGCGCCAGCACAAGGGCAGGCTCGATGAGCATGAAGTGATCGATGACCCGGATTGGGAAAAAATCCGCCTGGCCGCGAAAGAACTCATCAAAATACTATACCCGTGATCTGAGGCGTTGGCTTCGCGATGACATTCAAGCTCCCAACTGTGCCACTGACGAAACTCGAGTTGGGTCAGGCGGGCTTCGATTACATTCGCCGCCATTTCGAACGCGGCACGAGCTTTTGCCAAGAAGTGCTCCTTTCCGCCTTTTCGATCGCCATGTGTGGGTCCATCGCCGATAGTCGCTGACGATACCAAACCAATCACCATCGGGGGCGCCTTCGGGCGCCTTTTTTGTTTCCGCATCCATCCCAATCCAAGAGAGGAGCACATGAAGATTTTCGTGCCGATCGCCAAGGTCGATGACGAGCAGCGTCTCGTCTATGGCTACGCCACCACCGAGGCGCTCGATGCGCATGGCGAGGTGGTGAAGCGCGAAGCGATCGAGGCGGCGCTGCCGCACTATATGCGCTTCGCGAATATCCGCGAGATGCACCAGCTCTCGGCCGTGGGCGTCGCCAAGGAGGCCGAGTTCGACGAGAAGGGGCTTTATCTCAAAGCCAAGGTCGTCGACGACGAGGCCTGGGCCAAGGTCAGAGAGGGTGTCTACAAGGGGTTCTCGATCGGCGGGCGCGTGACACGACGCGATGCGGCCGATCGCAGTCTCATCACCGGCGTCGAGCTCAACGAGATCAGCCTGGTCGATCGCCCGGCCAACCCCGAGGCGATGATCGATGCCTTCAAGGTGTGGAGCGATCCAGCCTTGAAAATCGGTGCGCGCAACTCGCAGGCCGATCTCGAGCGTATCCAGCGCATGCATGATACGGCGGTGGAATTGGGCGCATCCTGCGGTGCGGCCTCGGGCGCCGATGAGGAGCCCGACGCGGACGATGCCGAAGCGAGCGGCGCAAAGGAAGGCGACGATATGATTGCGATCCTCAAGGCGGACGGACGCAAAGCCATCCTCGCCAAAATCGCAGGCATCGCCGAGCGCATGAGCATGCTCGCCAAGACGGTCGAGGAGCAGGGCCGGCTGCTGCAGCGTCTCGCTGCCGAGCCGGCGCCGCCCAAATATCTCGCGGCGCGCGCCGTCGAGAAGACCGAAGACGGCCGCAGCGATGTTGCGGATGATGCGCCCAAGACTGCGCTCGATGCGATCAAGAAGGCGCATCGCAATCCGGTGCGGCTCGGTATCTCATAGCCGTCTCGTTCTTCGGCGCTTCACTCACTCGCCCCGCGCTCCACCCAACCCTCTCCCTTCAAGGGGAGGGAAGTGAAGGGCTTTGTCTCTCAAACCTCGCTTTCACTCTCATCCCATCAGGAGCTCGTCATGACCACCCAATCCGTCAGCACGCTTGCTGCCTTCAAGCAAGCGCAGAAATCTCCCATCACCGATCCGCTCTTCGCCGCGCTGCTCGCCAAGAGCAGCTTCGGGCAAAGCGGCTCCGCCACCTCGGGCCTGACCTTCTATGATCTCGAGCCCGGCGCGAAGCTGCTGTTTCCCGTCTTGACGCCTTTGCGCAACGAAATCCCGCGCGTCACCGGACGCGGCGGCATCCAAGCCAATTGGCGCGCCATCACGGGCATCAATACATCTTCGGTGCGCGCCGGCATCTCGGCGGGCAATCGCGGCGGCCTCATCGCGGTGACGACGCAGGATTACAACGCCGTCTATAAGGGCATCGGCCTCGAGGCCAATGTCGATTTCGAGGCGGTCTATGCCGGCCAGGGCTTCGACGATCTGCGCGCGGTCGCGGCGCAGACCTTGCTCGAATCGCTGATGTTGCAGGAAGAGCAGATCATCCTCGGCGGCAATGCGGGCCTCGCGCTCGGCACCACGCCGACGCCGAGCCTTGCAGCCTCGGCTTCGGGCGGCTCGCTCGCGAGCGGGACTTTGAGCGTCATCTGCGTGGCGTTGACCCTCGACGGCTTCATCAACGCCTCGGTCGCGAGCGGCATTCCGGCGCAGATCAATCGTACCAATGCCGACGGCTCGACCGACAATTTCGGCGGCGGCTCGGCGCGCAAATCCACGAACGCCACGGTGGCGGTGACTGGGCCCAATGGCTCGGTCGGGGCGAGCGTCGCGCAGACCCGCGGCGCCGTCGGCTATGCCTGGTTCTGGGGTGCGGCGGGCTCCGAACTGCTCGGCGCCATCACCAGCATCAACTCGGTGAGCATCATGGCCACGGCCGCCGGCACGCAGACCGCCGCATCGCTTCCCGCCGCCGACAACAGCCAGAACGCGCTGGTCTTCGATGGGCTTTTGACGCAGTGCTTCACCTCGAGCCTCAACGCCTATTTCGCGGCGCAGCCGACGGGCACGGCCGGCACGGGCACGCCGCTCACCGCCGACAGCGAAGGCGGCATCGTCGAGTTCGACGCGGCGCTGAAAGCGTTCTGGGACAATTACCGCCTCTCGCCGACGACGATCTACGTCTCCTCGCAGGAAATGCTGAACCTCCACAAGAAGATCCTGCAGGGCGGCGCCAACACCGCGACACGCTTCGTCTTCAGCGCCGATCAGGGCGCTGTCCTGGGCGGCATGATGGTGCGCAGCTACTTGAACAAGTTCAGCCTTTCGGGCGCGGTCGAGATTCCGATCAAGCTGCACCCGAACATGCCGCCGGGCACGGTGCTGTTCTTCTCCAAGACCTTGCCCTATCCGCTCTCCAACGTGCCCAACACGGTGCAGATCCGGACGCGCAGCGAGTATTACCAGATCGAGTGGCCGCTCCGCGCCCGACGCTACGAATACGGCGTCTATGCCGACGAGGTGCTGCAGAACTACGCACCCTTCGCCTTCGGCGCGATCGCCAATATCGGGAATGGGTGAGAGGAAGCTGTTAGCTATCAGCTATCAGCTATCAGCGAATGAACCGCTGAGGCGCCAGACCGTCGTCCTTGGCGTCTTCGCGTCTTGGCGGTGTCCCTTGCTGAAAGCTGACGGCTTCTCGCGCGCATTCCGACATGTTGATGAGCAGCGTCCGATCGGGTTAGCCTGATTGCGGATTAGAAGGGGCAGGGGGATGCTTTCGCGGCGACAGGGAATTTTGTTGGCGCTCGGCATCGCCTTACTGGCGTGGATTGCTTTTCCATTTGTCGATCCGCGAGTACCATTCCGGTTCGAACGATTCGATGGGCGTTTTGGGTGGGGACCTGTGAGCGTTCAAGGGGCAACATCGGCGTTCATCGCGGCTTTCCCGCCGGGGACTTCGATTGCTGCCATCCGCGAATTTTTTGGGAAGATTGGTGGCCAGTGCTATCCGCCTACCATAGACCACCCCGACAGAATCGACTGCTTCTATGAGCATCCTGTGGCGCCCTGTATGGCTCGCGGTTGGTGGGCTGCCATCGACTTCGATGCAGTGACCAAAACCTCGATTTCGGTCAAGGTCGGCCAAGGCATCGATGGGTGTTAGGACCGAACTTGGCGGTCTTTCAATTTTCTAGACCAGCAATCTCGCCGCTCTGAACCATTCGTTGTTGCCTTCGGCGCGATCACGAATATC